CTGCAATCAGATTCACAAGCTACCGTGATCTGCGCCGGATCGTAGTTACTTGCCTTTAAGTGCTGCCAGAATGAATACCGGTCATTGCTGTTTCCGGAAGTACCCTGATCGTACCCAATAAGATTGTTCTGTGCCGCTTTTGTCGCCATGTCTGCGATCATGGCTGCGATTTTAGCGTCATTGAATCTTAGGACACAGAGCCACGGTCTACTGTACCAGTTCATGATCTGATATTCTGTACCAGTCTGATCTCCTGCTTTCCCACCTGCATATCTTCCGCGTTCATCATGTCCGCAGTTACTGATTTTTACCATTTTAGTTTCTCCTTTCTGGTTAGAATCTCTGTAGTCTTTGTAGAACACATCCATATCAACATTTCCGCTGATTCCTGGAACTTTTCCTTTACTGGAATACTGCCAGCCTACACCGACTGTCGGACGTAATCTTTCTTGAACAGAACCATTGTCGTTGGCAGGATAACGAGCAATCCAACAGTCATACTGCTTCAGAGCATCTGACAGGACATTATTGTACCAATCAAGATTGCAATAAATTCCAACCTTATAACCGGCTTTCTTGATTCTGTTCAGAAATGCTACTGCAATATTCTCAATAGCCTGTTTTCCGAGACTTCTTTGCTGTGCCCATTCCAGATCGTAGAATACTGGAAAGTCAAGTCCACGTCCACCAAGAACAGAAATTACGTCCTCTGCTTCTTCTATTGCCTGTGCCGGTGTTAAAGCATAGCTGTACTTATATCCACCGATAAGAATTCCGTTGGATTTGCAGCCCTTGTAGTTGTGTTCAAAAGATGCATCAGTGCCGGATTTCTGATGAATCCTCAAAATTGCAAACTTAATTCCAGAATTCGATACTTTTTGCCAATCTGGATTGCCTTGATAGGACGAAACGTCAATACCTTTAATTTCCATATTTTCTCCTTTCACACCACGTATCTGTGGTGACTATTGCAAGTTCGGACACGTAACAGCCAGTGCTGTACAATAATTCAACTAAAACAAACTCTATATACTGATTTCAATGGTGACTCATGCACCAACAGAACTGTGACTATTGGAGTATTGTATGCTGATTAATTCAATCTCATAAAATCAACATATGAAAGATTGGCATTATTTACAATTTCAATTGTCTTTCCTGAGTACATGGTGACTTTTAGCTTACTTCCATTGATGATAACAGGATAAGAAATGCTCTGATATGAATCAATCATTCTAAACCATGGATTCGCTATTGTTTTACCATCTACTTCGATATTCAATGCCACGCCCAGAACGTTCGAAGTTGATGCTTCAAGATTTGCAAAAAGGTTGATATTCACTAAATATGTGCCTTTGGGGAATGTATAGTAATGTTTGTAGTCAGTTGCACTCACATACTGTATTCCATCAATGTTGTTCCATGCAGTCCCACCGATTGCAAGCCCTGAATAATCACCAGAGCTTCCAGGTACATAAAATTTACCTACAGCATAAAAACGAGCAGTTTTTCCTAAATTCGTGTTTAGTGCATTGATTGCCCCGATGATTGTCTTGTTATTGGTCTGCAATTCCGAAATGGTAGCCTCGTTTAATTTCTTAGCTACCCACTTCCAGAAAGCGCCAAAAAGAAGCCTTTTGTTTTTTCCGTCTGTGGAATCACGAACCATTACTTCATCTGCATCTACTGGCGTTGCTGTTTTTTCTGTGTAATTACTCCATATGTTATTTGCCATAGTCTTATACCTCCGTTGAAATATGTTGTTTGATAAGTTGCTTTAATTCATTCAATTCCGCTTTCACGGAATTAAGCTCGGATTGTAGATTTTTAACTTTTTCATGCTCATTTTTCAGCATTGCGAACATACAGGGAATCATAATACGATAGTTCCAGTTCTCAGCCTTGCCTTTTTCATTATGATCGACAGCTAATGGAAATCTTCGGTCAATGTCCTCGGCTATAAACATCGGCATTTCTTTACCGTATCGCTCATCTTGCTCGGATAAATATCCGTCTTTGTATTTCGCCCAGATTACTTTGATTCTGTATAGGTCTTCCAGTTCGTCTTCTTTGATGGATTTCCCAAGCACTTTGTAGCGAATGGAGGATGATGAGGAATATCCAACATACAAATATGATGGGTTAAACATCATTGGATTACCACCTGTTAGTGATTTCATCCCTTCTATCATAAAATTTTGCGCTACTTTAAGAATCAAATCACCGGTTATTGATTGCAAAACAACATTTCTCTTATTTTCATATTGTGCTGATAAATCAAGGAGTCCATCAGTTATATTTCCAAATCCTGCGCTAAATATAGATTCTTTTATCTGCGCCCATTCGTTTCCTTTTATGTTTTTAAATCCATCTGTATTATTTATTTTGCAAATAACATTTTCACTAGCGTCATACACCTCAAAAGTGCCATATCCATTATTTGGACCGCCGAGCTTTAATGTACCACCCTTGGCGTAAGTGAACGAAATATATAGTTGATTGCCTTCTTTGTAGATTCCTTTGATTGAGCCATTATTAGTAAGAAGATCAAATATCTCTTCGTGGGTAAGTGCGTCCACATCTATCACTACAGGGACAGATTGCATATCCAGCTGATTTGTAGTTCCATCTGCTGCATACAAGATAAATCTAACAGACACAATGCTTCTATCCAGTGAGCTAACAGTATAGCTTTTACTCGGCTCATTTACAGTTGAAACCAATACGTTTGTAAATGTAGAGCCATCCGTGGAAGTCTGCACATACCATCTACCGGAATATGCCGTTCTTGTAGCACTGTCGCCATCTCGATAATAAGCTTTTGCCGTAATTGTACTTGGTACAACCTTGTCATTCTGACCTCGTTTTAGGATATTAGATGAAAGCTCGATAAAATATGTCCTGCCAGGTACACCTTGTTCTCCTTTATCGCCCTGTTCACCTTTGTATCGGGTCCATGTATAATCAGCCGGATCATCACTTTCCGTTGGCGTTTCCTTATTATTTGCAATTCCGATATACGCAACATATTCTGGCTCCAGATAGATTGGATTTCCTACAGTATCACATATTGTATTCCCATCTGTATCAATCCATGGAACAGTATCTGGGTTATCTGACATATCTTCGCCGTTTGGCATAGAAGCGTATTTAATCCAGGTATATCCATTCTTTCCGGGCCGTCCATCATCCCCGCGAAATTTCGCCCAGGTATAGGCAGCTGGATCCGTGCTGTTATCCTGTAAATAATCTGTGTAAGTACCAATATAAATATCTGGTGTCTCTGTCATCTGTTCAGATGTTGGATTTTCTACCGGAGCATATTTAATATGCAAATACGGCGTTTTACCATCCGCCCCGGGAGTTCCAGGAATTCCTTGTTCTCCTCTCGGTCCTTGTGGGCCTTGAATACCTTGTTCACCTTGTGGTCCCGGTATGCCTTGGTCTCCTTTTGGCCCCTGGAGACCGTCAACACCATTTGTACCATTTTTCCCAGCATAAATTTTAGCCAGCGAAAATCTCTTAACTACTGATAGAACACTGATATATGTTGCTTTAATATCTACCCATCCGTCATCAGCGGATAATGCTGTTACCGTGTATGCCTTGGTCGCATTATTCCAGGATCCTGTTACGCTATCCGATTTAATAATTGTAAATTTACAATCAGATGTAATATCCTGTGTTCCGTACATCACGACTGCCTGTGTACTCACGTTGCTCGGAAACGTTCCGTAATTTCCATCAGAATCAACAGAAATACCTTGGTATTCGTTACTCAACTGCAAGGTCATGTTCTTGGCAAGGGCCGCCGCTTCCTGCGCCTGTTTAGCCGCTGTCAATGCATCTTCAGAATCCTGTAATGCTTTTGTTACGTCCGTATCTTTTAATCTTTCCCAGTAATACCCTTTTCCATCATTGCGGAATCTGTAAGCATGGCTGTCTCCATCATAATACAGATCACCTACATGCTTACTCATTTCTGTATCAGTTAGCCACTCGTTTGCCGGGTAATTGCTAAGTGTAGGTGCAGGAGTCCCGGTCCAGGTATTGATATTTCCGTCAATCTGACCTTGCATACTGTTTAACAGTCCGTCCAAAGGTGATGCACCGATTCGCACGGATGCGCCGTCAATTACAATCTGGTTATTATCAATATCGGCTGAAAAGATAATTTTTCCGTTTGTGTCACGCACGATCAGCGCGCCGGCATTGATGTAGCTTGCATTGATTCCCTCGGCGTATAGCAGTCTTGTAATCATTTCTCCTGTAACAGTAAATCCATAAGGATAGGTTTTTCCACCATCTGTAGAAATTCCAATGGCTTCCGCCGTGAGTTTCCATACAATATCTGATTCTTCCAGAGTCGGCTTATTGTGCATATAATAGATTACACTACCGTCGTCCTGTGGATCTTCTGTCATATAAAGCCCGCCAGACTCCTTAAGCGTATTTGCTAGCCTTTCAACGGCTTTTTCGCGCTCTGTGCGTTCATCCTTAACAAGTTGTCTAGCTTCTACTAGTGCTTTTGTAGCTTCCGACATATATGTGCTGCTATTTCGGATTGGATCATCTGCCTGCGTTTTTACAGTGGTAATGCCATTTAACGGAGATGATACATCAGTGATTGGTGTAAGATATCCATTGCCGTTTCGATCAAAACTGCGTGCCATATCACCAAATTCTAACAGAGGATTATAAAGCAAATCCCCTTGCAGATTTCGGAATTTAGCTCCGACCAAATTACCTCCAATCCATGCCGCCACAGTTCCGAGGTCACTGTCAGACAGAAGATTGTTTTCTAACTCCAACACATATCCAGCAGTTCCAAACAGGGATTCCGATTCTTTGTTTTTTACTCTGATACCAGTAATTACAATATCATCACTGGAAAGAGTTGGGCTATTCACGTAATCCTCTAATTTAAGTGGAACCAAGGAGCCGTTTTCGACAGCTCCAAAATTCCACTTAATAAATTGCAAATACCCTCTATTGTCAATCCTGGCGTTTGCTGTCTCCAACATTGCCGCCCAACCGATCAATTGGCGGAATGTCATATTATCTGGGAGCGCTGTGACAATTACATTTCCATGTGCCATAGAGGAAAACCCCATAGGGATATTCAAACTCTCGCAAGCGTCTCTTACCAGCGCCATAATCGGCTGTGGAAGCGTCAGAGCACTATAATATTTAGCATTGGTTTTATACATGTCATCCATCGCCGTAAAGCTCAATATTTCACCGTATTGCTCTGGCGTGGTAATTGTATAGACGCCCTTGTCAATCGTCTCGTATCGGTCTTCTGAGGCGGCTCTGGAAAGGACTATGCTGTTTCCATCAGTATCGAGAATTGGCTCATAAAAATCATCCATCCAGATTGATTCACTAGCTGATTCTGCAACAGAAGTCTGAAGCTTCAAATATGCATGCACTTTAGCTTGATAGAAATTATAATCTTTCCACTGATCCTCTGTGTTATCGAGTTCAAGTCTCATCGTTTTGCAGACTGTAGCGCCGACCGGGAAGCTACTACTCTCCGCACAATCGGAAAAGTCATTGTTGCCGATCATAATCTCGTTTTCAAGTGTCTTTGTTGTTCCGTCAGCAAAGGTGATCTCCACGATTTCAATTACTTGCTCGCCATCCTGCAATTTTTCTTTAAAAGTATTTGATACATTAATCAAGTGGATTCACCCCCTGCATATTAAATGATATTTCGGAATAGTATTCCCCAACTTGTTTTATGTTGTAATTCATTTTTCCCACGTAAAACTTTTCTGAACGCCATTCGTTTTTGTGTGCTAACCAGTGATACAACATAAACGGCTCTCCTTTAATGATTGCATTTACGAGATTAGCTGATTTCTCATCAACGCGAACATTTGTGGCTTTATAGCTATATTGCATAACTGTATAAAGTGGTACTATTATTGCTCTTCCATACTGTGTGCGGTTGCTTCCTTCCGAATAGGTGGTCTCAAAGTTACACTGCATATCCTCATCTGGCTGAGGAATGAGAAGCCCATTTATCTTATATCTATCAGTTATTGATTTACTTATCGAAAATGCCACGTTCTCACCCCCTATGCCAGCTCAAACGGATTCGTACCGCTTGCGTCACGTCTTAACTTTGCTTCGTCAATCATTTCATCGAATATCGTTCTACGGTTCAATTGAGCGGTAAATCTGTAATTTCCTCCACTACTCTGATTTCCGCCAGTTTCCTCTCTCACGATCTGTCTTAACAGGTCTTCTGGTGCTTCCAGGTTGCGACCGTTCTTCTGGTCTCCAAGGACTGCCAGAAACTCTGATCTTGGCGGAATAACGGCACCTTTTGCAAGATATGGAATTGTAGGAACTCTTGGAAAATTAGCTGTAAATCCAATTGTTCTTGAACCAAAAGGAGTTGGAATCTTCCACGGTCCGAATGTAAATGCTGATTCAATTCCGCCAATTGCACTGTTTACAGTTCCAATAGCGCTGTTTGCAATTCCGATCACCTTGTTTAATATATCTTTGATGGTATCACGTATACCCTCAAACGCCCTTCTGACCGTATCTCTGGCACTTGTAAATTTATCCACGATTGCATCATGAATAGCACTTACTTTTCCGTCAACAAACGTTTTTATTTTTCCCCATATAGATGACGTTTTTTCTGATACAGAATCCCAAATTCTTGTAATTTTAGACTTTATTCCATCAAATACTGTCGAGACTGTAGTTTTTATTGCTTCCCACGTATTAGACAGCCATGTTTTTATAGCATTCCATACTGTAACAGTAACTGTTTTTATTGCGTTCCAAGAAAGAGAAATGATACTTTTTATTATTGTTAATGCGGTTTCCACTATTCCCTTAATAGCTTCCCAGGCTCCAGATATAATATCTTTTATAAGGTTCCATACACCTCTTGCAATTTCTTTGATTCCGTTCCATGCCAGTTCCCAATCTCCTGTAAAAACTCCTTTCAGAAAATCAATAACTCCGCTCAGAACATCTAATACATCTCCAATAATTTTAATAACGGATTTTATTGCTTCTATAACAGTGCTACCAATTACATTTGCCACGTCTGCTATTACTGGAATTGCGTTCGATATAATCCAGCTAATTATTGGGACTAAAATATTTTCCCAAAGCTCTTTTAAGATATCTATTAATTTGCCAAGAAACGTTTGGACCTTTACAAACATTTCTCCCAATTCCCCATCCATAAGCTCTTTTATTTTAGAAGCCAAACCTTGCAGAACCGGTAGAATATATGTGTTATATCCATCTATTAAAGTTCCAAAAATGGTTGAAAGTCCATTAGCTATTGAATCAAAAAAAGGTTTTAAATGCTCATCGTATAATGCGGTCACTAAATCGGAAAGATTTTGAATAACTGTCGATAATCCATCGGTTATTGTTTCGATAACCCCAAGTGTTCCTTCGACTGCGCTTTTTAATATATCCTTATTATCAATGAACGGCTGTGCGATCATATTCAGCATATCTCTTCCAAGTCTTGCACATAATCCCATAGCAGTCATTGAGATATTTGAGAATATCCCTATGATATTGGCTGTTATCTGCTGCGCAATTTCTCCACCAAATGCAGAAAATACCTCTGCTAGAGCGGATGAAAAATTTCCTTCAATTTGAGCAACCTCAGATCCAATATCAAACATATCAATTAAATATGTTTTTATTCTACTGGTGTTTTGCTTTAGAAATTTTTCTATTCCTCCAATAAGATTTTGAGCAATTGTTATTCCAATCCTCGAAAAAGATCCAGATACTCTTCCAATGGAATAGGCAAATGTATCTAAAAAATCACTTGCCGCTCCAATTACTTCTGGATCAGTAAATATATTCTGCAAGGATTTCCCGATAGAGTTAATATTTTCCTTAATATCATCAAAAATCGGTTTGTAATCGCCTAGTCCATCCCAGAATCCTTTTGATAGCAATTTGGCTAATTTTTTAAACTTCTTTATTATGGAATCAAGCGGCTTGGACATTTTTTTAATAGTCGTTTCGCCTTCTGCAAGTTTTCCGTAATCCACATTGCTTACTGCACCAGATAATCCTCCAGACGCTCCACCACTCCCGCCAGATGAAGATGGTATGGAAGAGCTACTATCTGTAGAGGTAGCTTTGTGTATTTCGTCCAATGAAGAAAGATAATTTTTTGTTTCTTTATTTGCCTTTTTCGTTGCCTTAGCATTATCGTTTGTGGCATCTGCCAGTTTCTCTGCATTATCGGCTGCCTGTCCATACTGATCTGCCGTATCTGCAACTGTATCTGTTCCGGCAAGCCCTGCGCCGCTTCCACCTGTCTGACCTGATGATTTCTTGCCAGTAATAAGCTCCGTGAATGACTTAAATGCGTTTGCCAGAGTCGCCAGTTTGCCGAGAAGAATATTGATTACTTTCAGAACAGGTGTAAAAATATTAATCAGCCCTTGTCCGACTGTTGCCTTGAGGGACTGCAACTGCAACTGCATCACTCGCACCTGGTTCGCCCAGCTGTCAGAAGTACGAATGAAGTCTCCAGATGCGGCTGATAACTGTTTCTGCACAAAAGCCAATCGGAGAGCAACTTTCTCCTGTTCGGTCATGGCAGATGTGGTTTTGCCATAGCCGTTTGCAAGTGCGTATTGGTCAAGTGCCGACTGGGTCATTACCACGCCGAGGTCCTTGAGCGTTTCTGTTTCGCCCGTAAACACTGATTTTAGCTTGATATAAGCCAAGTCTTGACTGATATTGTAAAATGATGCTACGTCACCAGTAAGCTGTGTCAGAGCCGTTGACATATCATAAGCCTGTGCCTCTGAGAATCCGAATGACTTAGACATTGCTCCGAACGTACCAACATACCTTTTTGCCATTGTCTCTGACAGTCCGGCTGAGACCATTGAATTCTTTGCAAATTCATTGACCTTATCCGACATGGTGGTAAATGTAACATCGACCACATTCTGAACTTCTGCGAGGTCGGAACCAAGGGCAACGCACTCTTTTCCAAACTGTACTAACTTACCAACTGCAAAAGCCCCACCAATCAGTAGACCGATTTTTTTTACAGCACTACCAAGGCTGTTAAATGACTGTTTAATCCTTGATACTCCATTATCAATTCCAGATGTATCAAACTTGGTATCAATAATAATTGAGCCATCAGCAGCCATGTGTCCACCTCCTAACTATTTGAGGTTCAACATCTCATTCAGCTTATCTTTATAAGCTTGCTCCTCATCGCTGAGACGTGTTTTTATATCAATAATGTTCTTGTTCTCTTGATAGAATTTCTTTTCCCATTTATCCAGGCGTTCACCTTTTGCCTTTTTTGACCGGATTCCAACAACTGTGTTGAACAGGCACTCGCCGGATTCCATGAAATATCCAAAAAATGTCCACCAGTGCATATATGGCACTGCTCTGATTTCTTTACCAGCAACCTTGTTTACAGCCGGAACGATCATATCTCCGTCCTGTTCCCAGTCCATTAATCGGGGTTTTGGGTGGTTCGGATTGTCGTCAGATTGTCCGCAGTCGATGAACTCTGATGCTTTCTGACAAGCTTCATCCAGACATTCAGTCGGTATACTCTGCCAGTCCTCAAACAGAATCTGCAACATAACAACTGCTTTCGCCTGCTCGTCCAGTTCTGGGTCATTCATGGCGACCAGAATATCAATAATTGCTCGAAAATCCGTTCTGATAGAAAAATCCACCCCACTTATGTTTAGTGAGGTGGGAAGCTCATAGGCGGTCATTTTGTATACTTCTCCGTATACTTATTGACTGCTGCCTGCATTTTCTTCTTTCTCTTTTCGATTTCCGGTGCGATTGCTTCTGCGATCTTGTCCAGAACGATATAAGCAAATACCTGGCCATTACCGAATACAGTTGTTGCGGTAATTGGTTCTTTAAACAGGTCTTTTGATGCTTCGTAGCCAAGCAGATAGTTGATCTTATCTTCGAGCTGTTTATTTAACTCTGCCATTTCTTTTCCGGAAGTAACTTTCTGAATAGAATCTTTGAATTGTTCAAAATATTCTGTCAGCTCCTCTGCACGTGCTGCTACATTGATATCGGTCGGATTCAGTTTGAAAGAAGAAAAAACTTCGTCTTTGTTATTTGTGAATGTAAAAATGAGAATTCCATCATCAATTTTGGTGTTAATTATTTTTGCCATTTAGCATGTCCTCCTTGTATATGTGTTTATTCACTGTCGGCTGTGAATGTACCGGAACTGATATCAAATTTTCCTTTTACACGCTCACCAACGTAGTTCACAGTAAACGGAATCTGATAGCCGGATGTATCGCCGCCATAGGAAGTCGGTACAACGTAGCAGTCCTGCTGGTATGCTTCATACTTGCCTGCCGTGGCTTCTGTCCAGAGATGAACTTCAACTGCTTTTGTTTTGAGGTTGTCGTCTTTGAGACGTCCATCTACAATCTTCTGCAATGCTGTAAACAGATCAGAAGTAGTGTCTGCATAGAACGGATCAGCGTCAGAAGAAACTTCATAGCCGTTGTGTTTAAATGTGGATTCTCCAAGAATGTTTTTAGATGTTTCAGTATCTGGATTGAGTTCTACGTTATACTCTTCCAGGTCCTTTCCAAGACGCTCATATTTCGGCGTCAGTCCTCCACAGAGGGAACCTGCGTCAATATAATGAGCCATGTATTTACGGTCAATTTTGCCTGTAACTGCCATAGAAATGTCCTTTCTGCCTATAACTCTTAAAGGCTGTGTAGGTTAGCGACTATCTCCAATTGATAGCCGGTTAGTTGTTATATTTAAGTGGTGTAATCACCATTTTTCCCAGTCATATTCGTATTTTACTGTGATTGGAAGCAACCAGTCCTGTACGCCGTTCTCCTGCGGTTCTAAACCATAGGAGTTGTCACGTGTGATACGTTTTATCACTCGCCCCTGTGAAAGCTCTGGAAACACATTTAAACGCGTCTCAGAGCCATTTATAATAACTGGTTCCCGGCATATCCATTTACCGAGATTGTCAAGGAACTTCTGAACAGATAGTTTCTGCCTTTCTTTGTCAGATGCTGTACGATATACCACGTAAAATGGGTACTGACATACCTGATGCATCGTTCCGCAAACATCTTCTTTTTCTGAATAGATCAGCGCCCCGTTGTCTGCCGAGAACGCAATTCCGGACTCCTTGCCAAGTTCCTCAAACTTGATTGTTTCATTTTCATATAGTCCCGGATACTGGTTCAGAAGTGCTTTCATGGCATCTGTCAGAATCTCGTATCCGGTTGCATCTTTTCCGATAGGTTTATCCGCCATGTCTGCCACCTCCTGCCTGTGCTTTTACTTTGCGAATCCATGTGCTACCGTATTGTCGTTTAGCGGCATCGAACCACTTTGCCTGTGCCCGTGGGTGTGCCTGTTTGGTGTATTCAAGATTTTCTTTTGCGGCTGTCTGACCAGAAAACTGACTAACAAGAACTTTTTTTGCCCCACGTCTTGCGTAGGGACTTCCAGTTGCTTCATCAACCATTCCTTTTCCCTCGTACAGGAAACGTCCATAAGGAGCCGCCGCCGCACATACTTTCCCAGTTCCTTGCAAGGATGTACTTTCAACTCTTGTTCGGTTGATAAAGTCACCTGTAATCATCGGCATAAATGGCACCATGCTGTCCATAACCATTCCATCAAGGAGATACTGAGCTTCTTGATACTGTCTGGAGAACCTGTCCATATTCAGCTTGATTTTCATATCTCCGTCAACTACAGAGAATCCTTTAAAATGATGAATCTTACTCATATTACTTACCCAGAATCTCAAAATGCGGAATCAGCGTATACGGACCGCCTACACTGGTAATCTTGAATACGTTATCCTTATTCTCGTTCATGTACTGATAGAATCCGCTCCGATAATCACCATCAGATACCGTTCCGCCAGTCCACTCACCCTCCCAGAAGAACAATTCGTCTGAGAATGTGATAGTATCTTCCAAAGCGTTGTTAATCTGCTGTTTCCACTCTTTAGGAGGCACATATGGGAGAATCTTACCGTCTTTATCAGTAATGGTTGCATCGCCGTTCTGGACAGTGTATCGAACGTGTAACTGTGCGTTGTCAGTTACATCTGGTCCGTACTTTTTGAGTATCGCTCCCTTATCCGTAATGAGGTCAACGCCGGATAAAACATGAGGATACCAGTACGCATCTCCTGTCGTGGCTGATTCGTAATAATTAAAAATCGTCACCGTTTTTTCGTACATGATACCCTCTCCTTAATTATTCTTTCTGCACTGTCTGCTTAATAACCTGATTCACACCAGTTGCCGACAATCCGTTAAACATACCAACTGCAACTGCCGTGATATAGTCCGATGCCGGGAAATCTGGGATAACTCCCATTCCGACCGCTCCAAGAATTCCACCAATAACCGCCATGATCACTGGAATCCATTCATCAGAGATTCTTTTTGATGCTTTACAGCCCATTCCTACGATGTAGCAGATCATAACGATTGCAATACATGAGCCAAGTGTTGAAATGTCCATTATTTATCACCTCCCAAATCAATTTTTCCAGACATTAAATCTGGTAAAAGTGCGTCTCTTAATTCTATCAAGTACCTGTTTTCTTCATTGTTTAGATACATTATGTGTTGTTTCCACATCTGTAAAATCGAGAGCAGTATAGTTGATATATTGTTTTTGCTTCCGTTTTCAAATTTCATTTCTCCTGCTTTTTTCGTCATGGAAATAAAATTTTCTTTTTCGATTTTCTTTCCAGTAAAAGTAAGCATTTGATTCATGGAATCCGCTGTTTCTTCCGACTGCTTGAACATCTGGAATATGTCATATAATCCGATTGATTTTGCAAGTGTTTCATTCATTGTCAGTTTAATACCATTTTTCTCATTAATAACTCTGTTTAAGTCATCAATGATTTCTCCATAATCTCTATGAGCAAAATCCTTTTCTTGAAATTCAATGTATCTCGATGGTACAAGACAGTAATCATTTTCAGAAATTGTTTGAACAGATACACTTTTTGAAAATTCTGGAATATTTTTCTGGTTAATAATAGAATCAATAGCACTTTCCATCTGCTCATTAGAAAACACATTAACAGTTTTTTTGTACGTTCTATTTTCGTGACTCGCTCCGCCAAACTGTCCATTTTGTTCTCTTTGTTCTACAACGCAAGTTTTGCGCATATCTAAAAAAGTAATATGTGTTGTCTCTTTTTTCTTATTCAGAGTTAAAAGGCAAGTTGGTATTGATGTAGCTTCAAACATTTTATCGGGGCATAAGATAACTGATTCTATAAGGTTCTTTTTAACAAGATATTGCCTTATCCGTTTTTCACTCACCACTTCGGAAGACAATATTCCACATGGAAGAATCATTGAAACCTTTTCATTGCAGTTATCCAATGCAGTCAGAACAAAAGCGTAATTTGCATTACTTTCTGGTGGTAACTCGCAGTCATTAAAGCGAGGTTGTAACTGTGCAAATGGCGGTATCTTCCACTTCATGTTATAAGGCGGATTTGAAATGCAACTATCTGTTTTTTCTGATTTAAAATTTTCTGTCTTTTTTACAGAAGAATATTTATCGCCTTTCTTTACAAGATAAGTTGTGAAAACTTCATCCTGCAATGCATCGCCATTTACAACGACTGCGTCAATATTTCTTACTGCCAGATTAAAAAGTAGAATTGGGATAACCGTTTTGTCGTACTCATAGCATACGAATTTCAATTTGTTATTCAGGTTCCACTTCTGAATAGTCAATGCACCGCTTCCAGCACATAAATCATATACAGACTGTTCGTTTTCTGTCTGCACCAGTTTTCCAACAAATCTTGCCAATGAAACAGGCGTGTAGTCCTGCATCTTTACTTTTCTATCAGCAAGATAATACTGGAAAATCTTCTGTAACCAGTCAATGGATAAGTCCTCAACCAGATTGCAAAATCTGTCAAAATATTCTGTTTTTCCATTCAGCACAATTTCCATCAAAGAATCCGGAATCTGTTCTGGACTTTCAATATTCAACAGTTCTATTACTTTGCTGGTGAGTTCTTTTAATTCCATTTTTACACTCCTGCATATAATACTGGTATTCCATCATCCGTCCTTACTCCCATCAGAAGCGGTAAAGCCGTCTTGTAAAGTAAGTCGTTCGTTTTCTGTACATCTCCAGTGGCGGCATACACCGCACTCCATTCCTTTGCACTTGCTCCGATCTGTTGAGGAGTTGCATAGGAAATGGATTCACTGCCAGATGATACAGATGTTACAACGCCTGTCGTGCTACCACCGGACCCAATTACGGTTGACGTACCGCTCGCAGCGGCATTGGTAGCATTCTTTTCAGCAAGCTCAATCTGATACATTAATTCAGCCAATGAACAGACCGCCTTTTTGATACGCTTCTGAGAGTGTTCGTTTGTTGGCAGCCCGTCCACCAGCCTGTCAAATGTCATTGTGTCCACAAAATCACTAGCTCTTTCTGCCAGTCGTGGAAAGTCGGCTTCTGGCACGACATTGCCGAATGATTCTGTATAGAATTTATAATCTGCATAAGCCATGCCAGTTACCTCCCACGATCATCATTTTGCTGTTACAGTCGCATGTCCGGCACTCAACGCCTTATAGGTACTGTCACACTCAACCACTGTGATCATCTGCCCTGTTGCTGCGGTAATGTCAGCTTCTCCATCCCACGCAGTCCAGTTCTTCACATTCTGGCCGTAGTCTACGGTAGTCTCAGAAGATGCGACTTTGTACTTGTACACATTTCCTGCGCTTGCTTTTGCCGGAGTAATGGTCACTTTAGTATCTCCACTTTTACTTCCTACCGCAGAGTTTACAGTCAGAGTTCCAAGCGTCTGAGTTGTGTTGATGGTTCCGACAGCAATAGCATCAATGTACTCTGCAAAGAGGGTAAGTCCCATGATTGCGAATGCTTCGGATACTGCTGTGTGATAGTTGCCCTGTGTGTGGAATCCGATCAGGTTTGTCTCGCCAGATACGGTATATACCAGACCTGCTCTCGCAAAGTCAGATTCGTTCGGGTCTACATAGTACAGGACGATGTTCTCAACAGGAGTAGCAATAACCTGTCCTCTTGGAATCTCGCTGTCAGATAACAGGAAGATAGTATTGAAGCCCATGAAATCTTTCATGTACTGGAAGCCGAACTGATTCTGAATAGTGATCTCAGCTGCGCCGATATACTCATACACATCCAGGATGTTCACAAATCCAACAACGCCAGTCACGTTCCTGTGCATCTGCTTGAATTTGTTTTCAACACGGCCTTTAGCCATTGCCAGAGCCATCTGGAAAGTAGTTTCTGTGAATGTGAGGGTACCTGTTTTTAGATAATCATAAAATCTTTCAGTAACATTGGTCTGAAGCTGGAAAAGGAATTCATCATCGGTCATCTGAACAGCGTTCTCATAACCGTGATCCTTGATTGATTCGATAGATACAGCCTTTGCGTACTTCTCAATGCTCATTTCTGCATAAGGCTTTTCTTTTACAGTGAATTTGCTGTAAGGGATTTCTTCGCCCTCTTTAACATTTCCATCCTGCAATGTGCCTTCTGCGTATTTTGATTTAAGAACTGCTCCGGGTGTCTTTTTGATTGGACGCATGATACCAAGAATCTCGCGCAAGTGTTCCCAGTTTCTTTCGAATCTGGTGACGAAGTCAATCTCACGTGCCGTTACCTGAATATCATTAGTCATAATAAGATTAGCTTTTGCTGCCATATAAAAAATCCTTTCTACCCATAATTGTTAAGGTATTGGGTTAGCGGCTATACTCTGGTGTATAGTCGGTGTAAAAAAATCACTGGAATAACTGGATGTTCTGAGCAATTGCAGCCTGTCTCTCGGACGGGTCTTTGATCGCTTCAATATCCTTCTTTGTCATGCTTCCTGGTGTCTGCTGCTGCCCAACATGTGTTGTAAATCTTGCCTGGTTCTGCTGAGCCTGCTGCTGAGATTCATCCACGAAAGCGGATGCGTCAGACTGTTTCATCTGCTCAATCAGATCATTCAGCCCAAGGATTTTACCGTTTTTCAGTTTCAATCCGGCTTCTTTAATGTCTGCCATGACTGATTTCTTAGCTGCTTCGCTGGAAAACTTAACATCGTCGAGTGCCGCTTTCAGAGCGTCTGAGAAATCACGGTCGTAGATTTTTGCATTGAATTCTTTCTCTGCATCCTCGGCTTTTTTCTTCCATTCAGCAAGCTCTGTCTGAATGTTCGCCGGGTCGATACCGTCAAAGCCTTTTAAGGTTTCTTCTGCTGTCTCAGCACGTTCTTTCCAGTTATCTCGTTCTCCCTCAACTTTTGACAGAGTTTTTGCAACTTCTTTTGCATTCTTGTAATTCTCAGAAAGTGCCTTTTTCACATCTGCCTGTTTATCCTCCGGGATTTCAATTCCAAATGATTTTAATGTGTCAATAAGTTTCTGCATATATATCCTCCTGGTCGTGTTTATTGACCTGCCGCCGCAGGTAAATGGATTAAGCCAGTTAGACCACTGGCAAGGTAATGGGAAAGATAGGAATTGAACCTATAATGTTTACCACGAGGGAACGGTTTTACAGACCGCCGCAACACCGCCAATCGTTGCCGCTTTCCCAGAAGACACCTTTTCGGGACTATTTGGATTAAATTCCAGTCCACAGGATAAGGATAAACCTATAATCGGAATGGCAGGATTCGAACCTGCGACGTCAAGAGCTATGCGCTCTCCGCTCTTTCCAGCTGAGCTACATTCCATTATGCTTTTCGGTCCGGACACCAGATAGCAGGATAAGCAATAACCTTTTCTCACTACATTCCATTATGCTTTTCGGTCCGGACACCAGATAGCAGGATAAGCAATAACCTTTTCTCATGAGATAAATTCAGCCAAATCATAGACTGCCTGCAAGCAAACAGCATAATTTTAACCGAATCAAAGCGGAACGCCCGGAATCGAACCGGAGACCAGAGCGCGACTCTGTCAGTTTTCCACTAGCGTACATTCCACATAACCCGGATTCCCGGGTTAGCAAGGTGTTTAACGTGTTATGCTTACCACTATCCGACTTTCACGGAAATGTTGATTCATTTATAAGGAGGTGTTACCAGTCAGTCAAGCTGACTAATGAATATGTCGGAAATTGCATCCGCTTTTCAACCTCCAGATTCCGCTCAAATCTGTTTCTATTAAGGACATATTCACAAAGAAAAGAAAGGAGGACATGAAACGAAAAAGAAAGCAAAAACTTCTAATCAGCAAGCCCTACAAGGTTCACCACGCCTTGCAAGATTATAGTATCACATTCTGTAAAAAAAGTTGTCCCCACATTTAACCAAATTAAAGCATATTTCTTAACTTATCAACGTATCTCTTAACAAGATCTCGCTCTTCCCTGCACTCTGCGTCCTTGGACACATCGCTCAATTCTGTGGTAAGCTCATCCAAGTGTTCTTCCAGTGCGGCAAGCATTTTTCTTTTGCAGTCTTCAGACTTTCCGGAGCGATAGCTCTGCTTCTGCGTCATGTAGTCGTTATATGTGTCTCTTCCATCAGATCGGCTGTAATTTCTTCTTCCGGCTCCGTAGTCGTGACTTTCATCACCGTAAGAGCTGCCACGATCATAATCTGGGTACATCATTCTTCCATCACTGCGGCTGTATCTCCCCATGCCGCCACGTTTTCTTCCGCGCTCGCTGTAATCGTCATTGTATCCGCTACGCATTTCATCAAGGACGGCGTTGTAATACTCCACCTTTTTGTCCCAGTACTGCGTATTTTTTATATCTTTGTACATATCAATCAACTTATATGTCATTTCCAAGTTTCCAGTGGTCAGCCCACTATCTGCGATTTTTGCAAGCTCGTCTTCTATCCTTGCGCATAAATCCTTGATATCTCTCATAACTGCACCTCCTACGCTTCTCTAGTCACGACAATATTTGCGTTCGCAACAGAAATAGCCTGATCGCTTGTGTTCTCTACTGCAATATTAACGCAACAGCCACGAGGTACATCAATATAGATACCAGAGGACACATTATTGTACTGATCCACTGCTGCCGGCGTGGAAATCATCTGAGAAGAAAGAACCGGCTCGCCAGAGATTGCAATAGCTAGAGAAATAGCCCCGACAGTACCGCCTGTTGGAATCGCGATATTACCGGAAAAATCCACGAAAAATCTCGCTTTACACTGGTTAGTAAGTCCTCTTAGCGTAATAATTCCGCTTCCCTCTCTGTGCTGAATGCAGTTAGAACCTTTAACTGCTGTGTTTGAAAATACTACGTTTCCATTTGCTGCTACAGTCTGAGCAGCTACATTTGTAAATTCTGCCATAAAAATACTCCTTTCATATCACAAAAGGGCAGGCTGAGACCTGTCCCTCTGTGTAATACGGCATAGCCGACATCCGAATCAATCGAAAGATACTCTCGATATGAAGTTGTTAGCAATTACATCCAGTGTTACATCCGCATCCGTAAAATGTGTTCGGGTTAGGAACCTGATATGCTGGAATCGGTGCTGGATTAATTGCATTAATGAGCTGCTGTGTCTGTGAAGCCATTGCAGTTGTGAGAAGTGCAGACTGGCGATCCTGAGAAGCGGCACGCCTGAGGTCATTGTTCTCAGCCTGCAAGTTAGAAATCTTTTCATTGCAAAGATAATCTAAAACAGCTCTCGCATTTGCATTCTGGTTATCAATGATGTCTCTTGTGTTACTGTTCATGGTGTTCTGCAATGCGCAGGTATTCTGTGCCATATTGTAGTTTACGCCCTGGATAGCTTCCCGGGTTTCGCAACAGCAGTTCGCAAGCTGTGCCTGGAGCGCGTTTGTATTCTGCATATTGGCTACAGTATCAGCATTGATTGCCTGCTGGATTCCGAAACCAGTCTGCATAATATTTGTGTTGATTCCATTGAATCCGGTAAGCATACCATTATTCATGGCATAAAAGCCATCACACAGGCCACTATTGATTCCGTCAAGTTTGCTAATTACTGCGGAGTTATCAAATCCTCTCTGAATGTCTGCCTGAGTAGCTGCTGTGGCTGTATATCCGCCGCCATTGCCATTATTGCCCCAGCCATTGTTTCCCCATCCGCAAAATACGAACAAGAAAAGCACGATAAGCCACCATGCACCATCTCCACCAAACATGCCGTCATTATTTCTGCCATTTCCAGTAGCAGCGGCAATGTCTGCTAAGCTATAATTTCCATCCATAGTTATAATCTCCTTTATTGTGTATTTACATCAATCTGGCCAGATTGTAATGTACTATTTCATTCCTTTCAGCAGATTCTGAAACTGCCCTGCCATCTGCTGAACTTGGTTAAGCTGCTGTTGAGAAATCTTTCCAGACTGCAACATTTTCTGGACTTCTTCTTTTGGGTTTCCTTTGTAATTCTGTTTAAACTGCATAAACTGCTGCATCATCTGCATTGGCCCATTTCCCTGTGGCATTCCACCACCAAGCGCGTTAAATAATGGATTACTCATCTGCATTTCCTCCCTTGGTCGCTGATTCCTGCACGGTATTAACTCTAACAGATTCAGAAAATGAATTTAATCGACTTGCTATAGCGTCGAATTTGGCTTTTAAATCGTCGTATTCCTGTCTGGTGACATATTTACTGTCCATGTTCTGAACAGGCTGTTTAGGCGGCATTTGAGTGCCTACCTCATGGTATTCAAACGTCCGTAATGGCTGTGGCATACCGGAAACGTCTGTGGATTTTATATAAAATTTCTCTGATTCTGAATCCATCAGTAAAACACTTGTCCCGGGTGCTACCAGATAGGATTTTGCGCCGACTTCGCCGGATACCCACAGGATTCCATTATTATTCTGCTGTGGTTGCTGTACTGGTTGAGCTGGAATCTGGACAGGCTGTTGCTGGAACTGGTTCATCTGCCCAGGAACGCCAAAACTATATTGATAAGGATTGTTATATAATGCCATCTTATACACCGCCTTTCTGATTATATTTTTACATAAAAAAAGAACCGGAAACAGGTCGTTTCTGGCTCTAATTAGTATCCAAAAAGTATCAGCACACTTTGATTATTTTATTGTTTACTCGGCGGCTTAATCGTTTCGCCGTAGATATGCTCACGTTCATCTGTTCAGCGCAGTATTCAAGCGTGTATTCTTTACATCTCAACCGAAACAATCTTTCTTCGTCCGGCGTGAAATTACACTCTACTAAGAATCTGTCTATATCTTTCTTTGTGAACACATATAATTTCATGAGCATACCTCTTATTAATGCAATTAACGCTGATTCTGTGCAAGATAATTTGTAAGCTTCTGTTTTGTTTTTTTTAATTCCTCTACATTGTCGCCGCTAATCTGGCTGTCCAACATGGTTGACAAGACTTCCAAAATAAGGGAATCTCTCTCAGCTATTCTTTTTAACGTTTCAAAATCTCTTTTATCGTGGTCTTCCAGAATTTCCACTCTCTTATTAAGCCGAAATGCCGGAGCAATCCATTTAAAAATAACAGCTGCTGCCCCTCCAATAATTGATACCCCTCCACAAATTGAAAGAAAAAAATGAATAAATTCCTGTATGCTCATTTAGCTACTCCTTTTTCCCAGTAATATACCGGGATTTCATTACCGCTATCCCATGTATCGAAATATTTGCCGTCTTGTGCCGTCACAACATGGCCATCTATGCAGAGAATGTACGTGCCGGTCGGATGATCTGCACAAAAGTCGTTGACTGTATAGATATATCGTTCTGATTGTTCAATCAGTTTGCGTCTGTATCCACGCTTATAGAGGTACGCTCCCCAGACATAATTTGCACTTGGCATATCTGACAGAGTGCACGCCTGTATCATTAATCCGGTGAATACCGTTTCCCAGTCGAACCCGGTTGCTTTGCATATTGCCCGGACAACGCAATCTCCTGTTCTCTTATCCTTAACAGGATTCGGATTGAAATATTCCCATCTATCCATCAGTCAATCCCCTTTGCTGTCTTATATCGTCTTGCCGCTCCTCTGGCTTTAGCGGCGTTCTGGCGGTTCCACTTAGCGATCATAAGTCGGTCTTGTAGTTCCCTCAGGCCATTCCGTTTGCAATAATCTTTATATGCAGCATTTTGTTTCTGTAAAAGATAAGACTTTCGGTCAAGGTCTTGTTGGAGGGCGAATTTTGCCTTTTCATTCGGCGCATTGTCGACTCCTGCTTGCAGTCCAAGGACTTCACGCTTTGTTTTTCGGATTCTTCGCTCGTAAGCACGTTGCCGCTGTTCTTTTTCGTACTGCTTGCCTTTATCAGCTTTATCCTGTGCTGATAGTTCTGCATAGGGATTCGGCATTCCTTCCACCCAAACCGAAAAATGATGTCTGCAATTTACTCCACATATTCCATCGGCTTCGCCATAATGACAATTTTCAATAAAATCAGGATAAGTATGTTTTTTATTCATAAATAGTCACCCCATAATTACTCAATATTTGTATATCCCCAATATTTTAATTCCATTTGTTTCCTTGCCATCACTGCTTCTTCTTTGGTTTTAAAAACTCGATCTTCTACGCGTTTTCCGCCTACAGAAATATAAGCTCTCCATTTTGAATGATTATTGTCAAATAAAACTCCCTTTATACCACTTTTATTGTTCTTGTTTAATGTTGTGGGATTTTTTATGTTTTCTACAATTTCGTCAAAAATCCATCCATGATTAAGCCTTTTTCTTATATATTCACGATGAACGCCAAAGAAATGTTCCCATTCACCTACGGTTTTTGTATCTCCTTGGTATTTAATTTTCCAACTGCTTTGTTTGTTGTTGTTTTGCCATTCTAATGGCACCCACCGACAATTATCAGGAGAATACCCTTTATTAACATCTATCCTGTCTATTGTAAGTTCTTTTTCGTACCCGCTTGTGTAAGCCCATAATAAAAAAGGTTTGAATTCTTTCCATTCATCACATACTGTTATTCCTCTATCAAAATACGCCACTTTGTTATGAGGCTGTGCCTTTTCAGATGTTCTTATTTTCATGCCTGCCCATATTTTGTATAATCGAGTTCCTGCCATTCCGTGAGAATATCTGTAGGATTTTCCTGAAAGTGGTTTTTCTTTTTTACCATTTTTAATACAAAATTCTTCAAAAGTCATTGTGCTTTCTCCTTTCAACTACATTTATCTACATTCAATTATATCATTATTTTATTTTAATTGCAAGTAGTTGAAAGTTATGATAAACTTTAGTATGAAAGGAGTTGAATAAAATGTCAAATAACAGAGGTTTAAAAAACCGTGTAGCAATATCAAATGCTATTGATCGTGAAATTTATGAAAAATTAAAATCGTATTCTGATGATACTGGAATACCTATCAGCAAAATACTCGATAAAGCAATTTCATTGTATCTCGGTTCTGTTAAAGATAAGGCTTGATTTCTTTTAATTTTTCCCAGTCTATAGAGAATACCTGCCCTTGCCACACTTCATGGCTTGGGCGGCTTCCTATATGCGCCGATGTCAGCACTAAGCCATATCCCATTTCTTTCATTCTTGCCAACTGAATATCAGCGCACGCCTGTGCCACACCAGTTCTGACAGAACGTGCAACCGCTGTTTCAATCGTGTCTTTTCTACCAGATGGATATGTGACGGTAACACCATCACTCACAACGTTGTTAACTGCCTCTTTAATGGCTTGCGTATACCCAACTGCACCAGTCATCACATGGTTATATGCAAGGTCGCATTGTTCGATATATAGCCTCTGAGCGGCACTTGCGGTTGTCCGTGTGAAGTTCTTCCACTCGCCCATGGTCGCAAGCATATTTCGTTCCATGAGTCTTATCATTGTTGGTGACTGTTCAAGCGGCACAGGACTTAATCCTGCCGCCTTATATACCTTATCATCATACTCCATTGCAGTGATTCCGGCATCTTCAAACGCTTCAAGAAGCTCTTGTTGCTCACGTTTGGTGTATCTGGATAGTTCTGCCAGAATGTCTTCTAACAGTTCACCGGATTCCTGTAACGTTCTGATTCTCCACGCATCAGCATTGGTCAGAATATAGTCCTCGCCCCTGCCGATTCTTGCCATCATCCGTGATACGATCTCAGAGATGATATACTGGTGCAATTCTTCAGCAATTTGTTCACTGCCCTCTGTAATTTGTCGTAAATATTCAGGACTAAGTATAATATATCACCTCTTTCGATAAATGTTGTGGTACATGTTTTAAAAATATGCTACAATCAACCTATTAAGGAGGTGTCGCAAAATGTTTTTAAAACTGAAAATTTATTGCACTTGTAATTGCAACTATTACGTAAACGAGCAAATTAACACGGAAAAGGTAATTTGCCCAAACTGTGGTAAAGAACATCCGTCTTCATCACAAATTATATCTATGCTTCACATGGCTAAGTGCATTGATGATGGCAATGTCCCTGGCGTAAATACAGTAAGGACATTTGCTGTATCCAAGCGAGAAGATTCTGGCTGTTAATAATGTTATTGCAAAGTGGAGAGGAGTTTTAATCCTCTCCGCTTTTTTTACTTAATTCACTAAAACTCTCTTGTAATTGGCTTTGGAATTTCGCCTGTCAGATATGCGAGGTATTTTTTTCCCTTGTTACCGGCTTGTCTGCCATCTTTTTACTCCTCTCCGAATAGTGTTGGTTCCTTTGGCTCGGCTTCTTTGACCATTGCTTTCGCTTCTTCCTCAGTCATTCCTTCAAACTTTACAAAATACAACCATGCCGGAACCTTGCCAGTAGTTACATACTGCCACCACCTTGCACGGTCGTTTTCTCTAACATAGAGGATGTCTCCGAAATCATAATTGACTTCATAAGCTCCGACAGGTGCAAGTCCGTACAGGTCAGCGTAAACGTTCAGCGCGTAAATTACTTCGTCCAGACAGGATTCCAGTTTGTCCCTCACGTCTTTGATAAACTGGACTGTCCTCTGCTGTTCTGCTTCTACTCCAGTAGCCGTCTGAATTCCGCTAGATTCGTTAAAAACAAAGTATCCGTTAGAGAACCCAATCTTGTACCCTAACTGGCTTAAAAGAGCATTTATGCCGCTTATACGGGTATCAGTGTTTAGAATCGGGTTGATTTCTTGGTAAAACTCTTTCTCATCCTGTCCGAATACATTTTTCACATAATCCGGCAAGCTCATTTCTTTGCATCTGTGCTCCATGGCCTGCGGTGTCATGGCGGATACTGGTGATCCGCTCGGCATCAGCAGTCGGTCATCTACCAGAGCGGTTCTCTTAGAATCAAGGATTTCTTTTGCATTACGGCTGTATGCAATGTCCAGATCTTTCAACTCTTCAATTGCTTCTGCAAATATCGGTAAGCCAAATGGTGTACTGATATCTACATTGTTCGCCTGTGGAGTCCGCAGAACTCCGTACAGAGGTCCGTCCAGCTTCTCGCCATTTGCTTTGAGAATCGGCGGCGTATCTGCCATGAGGTCAGCCCATTTGGTCTGTTTAAGGTCGATTTTATCGCCGATTGACTGAGGGGATTTCGACACATAAGCTCTGTTAGAAACGTAGTACGGATAGGTTGTCACGCCATCTATTGTAGTCTCGACAAAACGATGATATTCAAGCCGTGTGTAGTATTTCCGTCCAACGGTATAATAGTCCTTGAATATAATCCCCTTTATTTCCTGATTGTCATAATCTACAATCATCACATCTGCCGGAGTGAATACGTCAAGGCTCTCGCCGTTTGGCTTGATAAATACCGTTCCATAAGCACATCCATATTCTACCCAGTGCCGTATCTGGAAATATACCTTGTCAATCTGTTCCTGAAGCCATGTAGCCCTTGCAGAACCGTCTATCTGAACGCCGATCGCCAGTGTTACAAGCCTAGCTGTCTCTGAGCAGACAGATTTCGCAAAATTGATCGTCTTAATATTATTATTATCGTCCAACCATTCCGGCGCGCCTCTATAGATGTTTGCACACCGGTTAATCAGTGATTCCATCTCCGGAAATTCTGCTGCCTGGATGTTAAAATCCTCTTCGGCTTGTTTTTTGAAAATCATGTTAAACCACCTTTTCAACGTTGTTATAAGTCCCATTTAGTCACCCGATTTTAAATCCAAAATCTTCCAGGTTTATCTTCTTGTCTGAAACAGTTTCTTCTTTTTCCATTAACATTTCGCCTGGAATCCAGAAAACCAACATCTCTGTAGTTGTCTTCGTTTCTATTGATACGTTATTTACAATATTAATTGTTGTATTTTCAATACATTGTTTCTGACAAAACGGTTGCTTTTGTGTTGAACTTCTAAAATGTCCCACAGATTTCAAGTAATTTCCGTTAATATCAAATGGGAATATATAATCATCTTTTATCCATTCTTTTTTACTCATTACGCACTATACCCCCTTCTGTTAAACAGTGGCTCGTAAGCATACCTAAGCGCCGAGATTGCATGATCATTTCCGTCTGGATAACCACTTATTACATTTCCCTCTTTGTCCCGATCGTACTCATATTCTGTGATTTCCTTATATGCGTTCGGTGTTCGCTTCGGGTCAATAACAAGCGTCTTTGTCTGTAAGAATTTAAAGCCATACTCGATACTTCCCGGCCCTTTGATTGCTCCTCTGGCAGGAAGTCCGGCGTCCCGGAAGTCGTTCACGGATTTAGGCTCCGCAGAATCACATATCATCGTATAATCGTCATAGCCTTTTTTCTTGATCCAATCAGCGGTCTTGGAGTTGCTCCATTTATTTACATATAGCTCGTCAATTAGATATATCTTCTCTCTGGCGGAATCATAATAAGTTCGGAGATAGCAGAAGGCATCCGGGTACCATCCATAATCTACTCCAGGGAAAATACGGTCCATGTGACTGATTTCTTCATCTGTAATATCTCTAATCTCCAGATATTCAAATACGTTTCCGCCGTCACCATTCGGAACACCCAGGTATTCATGCTCATAGGCTTCTGGGCGAATCTGTTTGAGATGTTCGGCATCGTCAAAAAACTGTTGTCCAAGCCATTCCTTTGGAACCGTTCTGTAATCAGAAGAATGAACATATCTGTCGTCTCTCTGGATTAATACTTCCTCATTCATGAAGTTATGTCTTGTTTTTGGTGGGTTGAATGACATAAAAGTCCAGTAGTCTTTTCCACCTCGCATCGATGACTGCAAGATGCTTCGTACTTCTTCCATTCCGGTAAAAGTATCACATTCTTCCAGCCATGCAAAAGCAAAGTATCCGAATGGAGCTTTTAACGACTTTAATTTCATTCTGTCATCAACGCCACGAAACATTATAGTCTGTCCAGTCGGCATATATGTTATTTTCATTGGGCTGACAGTACATTTAAAATCACCATCAAGATGCAATGCTGATATAGCAAATTGCATCTGTGAAAAAACGCTATCTCTTAATGTGTTCGCTGTTTTTCTGAATATGATACAATGCTTATCTCTATTCTCTTTTCTTGTCATTAGCAATATAATGACAATGCTCACGAAAGAAGACTTGCAGCTTCCACGTCCACCTTTGAATACATAATAAGTATGTTTGTGTTCTAAAATATCTCTTAGCACATTATCGAAATTATACGGAAATAAATCATCTGCGGATATTTTCATACTGCTTCATATCTCCAAACATATCCATAGGCTGTGGGACGTCCACCCGAACAGCATCGAGAAATGGCACTATTCTTATAGCCTAACGCTCGCTCCACGTCCATAGTGCAGTCCCATGTTTTTATTATTTTACCATTGTATCTGTCTATCTGATTAACCCTTTTGGCTGAAACGCTTTTACTACCTCTATGGGAATCACCAATTCTTCTTTTGGTTTCGTCTGAAAGCTTTCTTCCTGTTTGAGTTATTGCTCTTTTAGCTACAACTTCTTTTGTGTGCAGCCTATCGCCGAAATGAAGCTGCGTTGCTGTCTTACTCATTTTCTTCTTTGTACGAGCGCAACGCTTCTTTCCGAAATTTCCACCACTGTCAAAATTAAATCCGTACTTTTCTTCATTGCTTCGATGTTCTGCAATGCTTTTTCGTTCAATTAATTCGGCTTCTTCTTTGGTGAGATTATCGGATATAATTTCATGCTTAATCCCTTCCCAACCATATTTTTTTATAATTTTGAAGAAATCATCGTTTCCGTAATATCCGCTGTCCCACCTTGCTTTTACTGTTTTGCAAGTCATTCCTATATACACTCTGCCATCAGGCACAGTATGTTTATATACTTTATATCTTCTCTCCGTTTCTGGTAAGTTCAATTACTATGCCCTCCTCTTTTTCTTCTTTCATTTCCGGTTCTGGGTTATCTCTCCATTTATCACGTTTTCTGTTTTTTAACCAGAATATTTGAGCCGTGGTATTCCCCTCAAGAGCATTTTTGAAAAGTGCATTTTCTACTAAGTAATCAGCTATTTCTTTCCCTTCTTTTAGGGACTCCGAAATCTCCGAATATTTCTTTTTCCATTCATATAATGTCGATGGGGAAATGCACATATTTTTTGCAATCTGCTCGTCAGTTAAACCATCTCTAGCCCAACCTTGTAAAAGTACTTGACCTTCTTGAGAAAGCCAATATTCATACTTTCGCGCCCAGCTAACGTGGAAATTGCGAAAGATAATAGTCGCTCTAGCATAGTT